TACGCCATTGAGTTTGACATCTACAAAACAATTCAACAGCAGGCCAATTTTCTTTAAAAACAACAAAGTCTTTTTCTAGTTCTAGTTCAGGGATAGGGATACCAAGAAGCGCCGCGTCTTCCTGTCTTTGATCAATCACCCGCCCTTTCCCTAGTAAGTATTCAGCGGCGTCGGTTAGTTTTTTCTTTTAGCTCCAGTAATACTTTTAAAATATGCAGTTCCTATTTCGGTTGCTATCAAAGGGACTTCAATTAATTGCTTTAATGCTGTTTTGGTGAATCTAACTTCTTTCCCGTCTTTATCTTCAATACCACTCCACCCCGCTAAAACTTCAGTACAAACCTCTTGATCAGTAACATCGCCTTTAGCAACTAGATCTAATAATTCTTTAATTCGTGATTGTTTAAGCCTTTTAAAAACGCACTTAAAAGAATGCTTTTCATATTTACCATTATCAACAGGTAATTCAATAGAACAGGGCCAAGAATATGAGTCGTCTTGGTCTAAGACTAGAGCCATAATTATAAAATATCTATGCGTAGGGTAGACCCTTTATTACGCTAACGCAAAGTTAAGTGAATTTAATTTCTACCTCGTTGTTGCCTGCCTCTGTAGGAACTGCACGATATGGTGCGTTAAGCATCCAAACCATGTCACTTTCTTCATAAGTAATCGCGCCTAAGTCTGTCTGTGGGCAACTCACTTGGCACTTATTACCTGCTTGCGTTCCGTGAATCAAAATATTATTTCCTTGTGCGGAATTACTAGCAGCGTCGATAAAGTTTTTAGCGCTCATTGCAACCGCCTCTAATACAACTGTCCCTGTTGGTTTTCTATCTGTGATTTGTACGGTATCAGTTGAACCAACTAACGATCTAAATACAACTTCATTCGCCATATCAAACGACCAAGATTGACAAGCACCCGCATAACTAAATAATTGGAAACCTGTTGTATTTGAATTACCAAAAGCGACAGGCGTTGCTTGATTTGATTTCGTTGGAGTCGGAATTGCGCTGTCTGTTGGCGTTGCAAATGTTCCTGTAAAAGTAAAGTTAATTACGGGCAATTCACCCGCTGTCATCTCGATATTAAAACTTCCGCGACTGCCTTTAACAATCTGTCTTACGCCATTATAGTTCACATAAAAAGTAACACTATCACCCGCTGTATTTGAATTAGGTGAATAAGTAACAGATGTAGAGCTTACTATTGCCTGCGTCATATTACAGGCTTTGAGTAAATCGCCAAACTTAGGCGCAGTTCCGGCACTCCCAGACCCGCTTAGATAGGTTGAGAAAGTAACGTTTGCTCTTTTATTAACTAGCTCGACAGGATAATTCCCAAAATACCCGCTGATAATTTGTCGTTCTGCCTCATCACTAACAATTGGCTCGATATTAAGATCTAATACCTCTAAATAGTTTGCGCTACCCGTAGGCGTGGGGTCGGTTCCATAGCTTGACTCGATCTTATAAAGCAGTTGCCTTAGTCTGTAACTTTTAGCCATTACCAAAACGTGAACCTATGCAACTATATTAATCCCTAATTGCTATTTAGACGTATTAACTTGCTAAGTCCGTCGTAGTTGTTTGGTATCTCACTAAATAAGAACACGTCATTACACCGATAGGGCTATCACCGTCAATCGTTTCAAAAGCTTGATTTGTTGGTGCTATATCCATACATTCACCCCCTAATGTCACATCATTCATTATTTTTGAGTGCATAGAAAGTAACGTTGCATCGACGCCCTGATCGGGTACATCTCCAGAGCAAAGAATCGTAACGGTTACAGTTAAAGACCAAAAAATTGAAGACGCCGAGGTTTCTAGGGAAGCGTCATCATTAGACCATTCAATTATTAACGCTGGAAGTTGTGAACGTTGCGCGAGTGGAATAGTCCGGCTTCTGTAGATTCTTGTACTGACCCCAGTTGTTCCAGCTAATGCCGTCTTAATTGCTGCAAGTATATCTTCCCTTTTAGATGCCATTAGTTAAACCTTTTCAAGTGAAATTTGACAAGTAAGGCCGTCAATATCTTTTTCACAAGTACGCACCTTGTAGCTCACCCCGCTAATTGTGATTGCATCGCCTCCAACAAGGGTTCCAAAATCTGATGACTTGCAATGTAAAACTCTATCGACATATAAAACTTGATCGCCTGCAACAACTGATGTCGGTTCATCTAATATCCC